GGCTACGTTGTTGGGAATGTTCAGCTTGTACATAAGGATGTAAACATGGCTAAACAACAGTTTTCTCAGGACTACTTTATAGAAATCTGTGAAGCAGTGACAGATAAAGTTAAGTGGTAAAAAAAAAACACTTGACAAAATAAGCAATAGCTGTTATAATAGTACTAACAAGTACATAACAAGAGTAATAGTTATTAACATAATAATGTATAATACATATAAGGAACTTAGATGACATACTTAGAAGCTGTCAATAGTGTACTAAGAAGACTAAGAGAAAGAGAAGTATCATCAGTATCAGAAACTGCTTACAGCAAACTGATTGGTGATTTTGTTAACGATGCTCGTAATGAGGTTGAGAACGCTTGGAACTGGTCTTCTTTACGTACCACACTTACATTGACTACAGCAGCCAATGTGTTTAACTATGAGCTGAACGGTAGCAAGAACAACTTCAATGTTATTGATGTTATCAACGACACAACCAATATGTTCATGGAATATAAGAGTGGTCAGTCTTTTGATAAACTATTCTTGACACAAGAGCCAACAGCAACAGGCGCTCCAATCTATTATAACTGGAACGGTGTGTCTAATGATGGTGATACACAGGTTGACATCTATCCAATTCCTGATGGTGTGTATACAATTAGATTTAACGTGTTGGTTAGAAACACAGACTTAACCAATGACGGTGATGACATCATGGTTCCTTATCGTCCAATCATCTTGTTAGCTTTTGCTAGAGCTGTTGAAGAACGTGGTGAAGATGGTGGCAATACTAGTCAATATGCATATGGCTCAGGCACAAAGGCTTTGGCTGATGAGATTGCTTATGATGCTGCACGTAGACCAGAAGACACTATTTGGTATCCAGTATGAAAGAACTTAAATCTGCATCAGTAGGTGCTCCCGGCTTCTTTGGACTTAACACCCAAAGCTCGGGGGCTTTGTTGTCTGACGGATTTGCTCTTGTTGCTAACAACTGTGTCATTGATAAGTATGGACGTTTAGGTGCTCGTAAGGGCTGGACTATGCGTACTACTAGTGGTAGCTCTGTCCTCTCTGGTAATTCAATTAAGAGCATCTTTGAATATGTTAATGCTGATGGCACTATTGACTACATTAGTGGTGGCAATAACAAACTGTTTAGAGCTGGTGTTGCTGGTGCATTGACAGACATTACACCTTCTGGCTACACTATCACAGCAAACAACTGGCAGATGGTTTCTCTGTATGATCATTGTCTCATTGTACAGAAAACACATGAACCAATTCTCTTTACAAGAGAGACAGGCAGTCTTGTTGTTAGTAAGCTGGTTAGCCACACAGGACATGGTGGTGCTTCCTTCAGTAGTCCAGTGTTTGGTACAGGTACAGGCAATGGCCCTAATGCAGCATTGGCTGCTTATGGACGTTTCTGGGTGATTGGTACAGATAATAATAAGACAACGCTCTATTGGTCAACAGACATTGCTGATACTAATTTCCCTACATTCAATACAGGAGCAGGAAGAACATCTGGTAGCATAAACATGTCTGCCAAACTTCCTAATAACGTGGACGAAGCTGTTGGCCTTGCTGCACATAACGGCTACATCATTGTGTTCTTTAAGCAGAACATTGTTATGTTGCGTGGTAATGATGATAACTTCTCTGACCCATCCACCATGTATGTGCAAGACGTGTTGCCCGGTGTTGGTTGCATTGCTAGAGACTCTATTCAAAAGACAGGCAATGATGTCTTATTCTTGTCTGCCTCTGGTGTAAGAAGCCTTGGTCGTACTGTTCAAGAGAAGAGTATGCCAATGAGAGACCTCACAGCTAACGTGCGTGACGATGTATTCTCATACATTGAAGCCACTAACATGGACGATGTAAGAAGCTGCTATTCAGAGAAGTATGCCTTCTACTTGCTTAGCTTCCATTCAACAGCTTCTCCTGCTGTCTATTGTATTGACTTGCGTAAGCCTCTTGAAGATGGTTCAGCACGTGTCACATCATGGCTTGGCTATACAGCTACAGCCTTGTGTTCGTGCAGAAGTGGGACATTATACATTGGTAAGCCTAACGGTATTGGTGAATACTTTGGCTATCAAGACAACGGTGTTAAATATCAATTCACATATTACACCAACCACTTTAACTTTGAGATGCCAACAATCACTAAGATTGCTAAGAACTTAGGTATTGTTCTTATTGGTGGTGGTGGTCAACGTCTTGTTGCCAAGCTTGGTTTTGATTTCTCTACTACATATAGTTCCTATCCTGTTATTGTAACACAGGGACGATATGCTGAGTATAACATTGCTGAATATAACATTGCTGAGTATAGCTCTGGTGTGTTCATTGAAAACTCCAAGACACCTGTAGGTGGTCAAGGTAAGACGGTTCAGATTGGATTTGAAGCAGAGGTTAATGGTGCTCCTTTGAGTATTCAGAAACTAGATGTATTTGTTAAAACAGGAAAGAGTTATTAAATATGAGTAACTATACAAAGCTAACAGCTTACGATACTAAAGATGCCTTGTCAACAGGCGACCCTTTAAAGCGTGTTAAAGGTACAGAACTGGATGATGAGTTTGATGCCATCTCTACAGCCATTGCTACAAAAGCAGACAGTGCTTCCCCTTCCTTTACAGGAACACCAACAGCTCCGACAGCTTCTGTAGGCACTAACACTACACAGCTTGCCACTACAGCTCTTGTGTTTGCAGCAATGCAGGCCCTCTATCCTGTAGGCACAATCTATACAAACATTGCAACCTCTACCAATCCGGGAACGTTGTTTGGTTTTGGTACATGGGTGGCTATTACAGGTCGTGTTGTTGTTGGTTATGATGCTAGTGATCCGTCTTTTGATACAGCAGGTGAGACAGGCGGTAGCAAAGATGCTGTTGTTGTAAGCCACACCCATACAGCAGCGCAAGACTCTCATACTCACACAGTTACAACTGCTGGATCAAGCGGAGATTATGACTTAAGCCCCGGCGGTAATAGACTTTTGAACTTTGCTTCTCGTACAACATCGTCAGCACAGCCAGCAATTTCAGTGTCTACAACAGGTTCTTCAGCAACTAACGCCAACCTACAACCATACGTAGTTGCCTTCGTGTGGAAACGTACAGCTTAATAAGGAAACGATATGGGATTGAGTTTATCAGGACTTCTCGACAGCTTCACTGGCGTAAAGGCAGCGGAGACAGCAGGACAAGCTAACATCGAAGCTGCAAAGATTGCAGCAGAGAGTGCTAAGTTTAAACCATACAGCCTTACAACAGGCTTTGGTAAAAGCTTCTTTGATACAGAGAAAGGCACAGCTGGTTATGAAATTGACCCACGCTTAGCAGCCTTTAGAGACCAGCTGTATGGGCAAGCTACACAAACACTAGCACAGCTAGGCAGTACAAACCCAGAAGCTGAAGCACAGAAATATGTTGAACAACAAATGGGCTTGCTTGCTCCTACAAGAGCACAGGAAGATGTTACCAACAGAATGAAAGCTTTAGGCTCTGGTCGTATGGGCCTTGGTGTCTCTGCTGGTTATGTTGGTGGTGATGGTGAGGGATTGTTAAACCCTGATCAATTTGCTACACAGCTTGCACGTGAAAGAGCTAATGCTCAGATTGCTGCACAAGGTACAGAGTATGGTCAGAACATTATGGACAAGCTTATCTCCAGAGGTACAGGTATGCTTCAAACAGGCTTGGGCCTTGAAGAGCTTGGTATGAAACCTCTGACAATGGGTGCTGACATTGGTAACAAAGCCTCTGTCTCTGGTGCTCAAGCTGGTCAAGCTTTGTTGCAGGGTGGTATGAATGCTGCTAATGCTAACTTAGCTGGTGGTATTTCACAAGCTAGGTTCTTGCAGAATGCTGTTGGTGGTGCTGCTGGTTTAGATTATACAAAGTTTAAGAACCCCTTCAGTGGTATGTTTACCTCTGGCCCTGAGCAACTTGGCGGCACTAATTATTAAGGAATAAGTATGGCAAGCGATGTTATGACACTATTTAATATGCCCACTCAACAAGAGCTGGGTCAACGCTACCTTGATAGTCAAATGACTAGCCCTGCACAGATGGGTAATCAAGGCTTGCTACAACAGGTTGCTTCTTTAGGCGGCAATGCTGGTGCTACATTGGGCTATGCTGGTGGACGTTTGTTTGGTGGTGGTACACCAGAGCAGATTAGAGCTAAGAGTATTGACGAAGCTATGGCTAAGGTACAAAGCATGGGTCTTACTAGTGATGCAGAAATGTATTCAGCTTTGTCTAAAGAACTATCTGCACGTGGTCTGACACAAGATGCTTTCTTGGCTAACAAAGAAGCACGTACAGCTATGCGTGATGAAATGGCAATCAAGAAGGGTGGCTTTGATATTGAGAGAGCTCAGATTGATCTTCAGAAAGCTAAAGAAGACATGCTCACTCTTGAAGAGCAGATTGCTATTGCTATGTCTCAAGGTGAAGAGAGCAAGGTTGTTGGTTTGAAACGTCAGCTTGAAGCTAAGGCAAGAGCCTCTGCTTTGGTTGAAGCACAGATTAAAGCACAAGAAGCAACAGCTTCAGCTGCTCTTACTAATGCAAACACCAACTCGCTCAGAGCTAAAGCATTGGCTGAGAGTGAGAAGTACACCATTCCAGTGTATGCTCCCGGCATTGTCCCCGGAACACGTGGTGACATTGTTGGTAGACAAAACAAACAAGGCCAAGTGATGGGTAATGATGGCTTAGTGTATAACAGTGTAAATGAATTGATGGCAAGCAGAGGTCAAGGCGGTGGTCTTCCTGATAGTGTCATTGTTAAACCAACAGGTAAGAAACCAACTAAACCTATTTCTGACTTCGGAGGTTAAATGGCTGAACTAATGCTCAGTCCAGAAGAGCAAATGATGTCATCAGTGGGGGCTACAGATGTGGCTCCTACTGGTGGCTTTGATCTTACTGGAGCTTTACAAGAAGGCTATTCTCCTTCTCAAATTGCAGACTACCTTGCAGGTAAGAAGGGGTTTGACATTGCTGGTGCTAGAGCTGAAGGCTATACAGACCAACAAATCTTAGCACACCTGACAGGCAACACAGGATTCTCTGCTGGTGTTAAACGCTTTATTGAGAGTGCTGGTAGCAGCATCAAGGGCATTGCTCAGATGGCAGGTGTTGCTGATACAGAACGTCTACGTGCTGAGAGACAGGCTGCTGAAATTGCTTCTGCTAACAATCCATACATTGGTGGTGCAGCTGAGTTTGCTGGAGCCATTGCTGACCCTATCAACCTTCCTGCTGTCGCTGTGGCTCCTCTACGTGGTGCTACATTGGCTGCAACAATGGCTAGACAAGGTGCTGCACAAGGGGCCTTTGGTGGCTTCCTAGAGCCTGTGCTTAAAGAAGGAGGTGACACTGGTTTCTTCTCTACAGATCGTGCTAAGGGTGCTGCTGTAGGCACTGCTGCTGGCTTTGCTCTGGGAGGTATTCTTGGTAAGGGTGCTGAGTCTCTTGTTAATTATTTAACAAAGAAGGCTGATGTTCCTTTGTCTGACATTCCTCAAGGAAAGCAGGCTACGGATGCTGCGTTGTCAGATGTTGCTAAAGCAATTGATGAACCCATGACTAATGAGCGTGTGTTCAGAGATGCACAGTATGATTATAAACCTCTGTCTGTCTTAGAGAAAACCCTCATTGACCAACGTGTTGCTGCTCTTGAGAGAGACATTACAAAGCTGTCAGAAGAAAGAACAACAGTTGATGTAACAGAGACAGCAGAGAAACAAGTTGCTTCTTTGTTGCAAGGAGAGACTAAGGCTCCAACACAGGCAGCTGATAATCTCCCATCAAAGATGACAGGCTTGGTGTCTCCGACTAAAGCACAACAAACAAAACAAACCCCTGCCCTATTCCAAGGGAAGAAGGTTGTTGATGTTAAGGAAGCTCCTCAAGTTGCTTCGCTGTTCAAAGGCTATTCATTAGACAATGACATCAAGGCTAAGCAGGCAGAGATTGATATGCTCAAGTCTAAACTTGCTCAAGACCAAGAGATTAAACTTAACCAAGTTACTGGCAAGTTACCTGAGCCTCTAACACAGGTGGAAACAAAAACAGCTCCTCGCTTTGCTGAGCAACCAGTGATCACCAGAGAAGGTGAAGTTCCTCCTGCTGCTTTGTCTCCTGCTCCTAGAGCTAGTGTTGTTTCTACACAACAGGTGACACCAGAAGTGCAGGCTGTCTTAGAGCGTAATGGCTTTAGAACAATGGAAGAAGCTAATGCTGCTCTAGGTAAAGCACCTGCTGCTGACCCATTAAACAGAGCAGGCATGGCTGGTTCTGTAGGCTCTATGCGTACTGACCCCTACCTAAAGCTTGCTGGTGATGTTCCTTTTGAAACAAACCCAGAGAAGGTGTTTGACCCAGCTTTCCGTGGTCGTATTGATGCAGACCCTGTGTCTGTTGATAAGGCTATTAATGACATGCACATGAAGGCTGTTGCTGCTACAGGCAGGACAGGCAGAGAGCTGCGTGGTAGAGGCAGAATGGGTGGTAGTCTTGAAGCTACAGCTGCGTTGGGCGAGAAGCAAGCAGCACGTATGACAGCAGACGAAGGTGGTGTTCTTGATTGGGCATTACAGAATGCTGACAAGAGCTGGAACAGAGAAGAGATTGCAGCGTTCATGCCTCAATACAAAGAAGCTCAGGCTTTCCTTGGTGCTCAGATTGATGAGTATAACAGATTGAGAAGTCTTGGTCAACTAACACCAGAGGTAGAACAAACCATTATGCATCGTTCACAGGTTCCTCTTGGTGTTATGTCTATCTTCCAAGGACAAAGAACTAGAGCATCTGATCAGCTGAATGCTTTTAAATTAGCGTATAATAGTATTAGTCAAGGGAAAGAAGTAAAAGGTTTTGCTACTCCCGGACGTACTTGTTTATAAGGATATACATGGCATACTCAGAAGCATGTGCTGTTTGGTTCAGAGAACTAGCAGACAAGAAAGCACTCATTGATAAGTTTGAAGACTTCACTCCACAACAGAAAGCCAACCTATTAGCTGAGCTACAAACTAAGATGGCAAAGGAACCACACATTGCTGGTCGTATTGCCTCTGAATATGTAGTGAACAGCTATGTATCAGGCCCCGGCACTGTGGCTGTTAACGCTTTGTCTGCTGGCACACAAGTGTTCTTGCAACCGTTGCTTAGAGAGATCGAAGCAGCCCTACCTAGAACGCTCAGCAAGAGCGATAAAGTTACCGGTGAAGGGGTAGCTATGCTCAGGGGTGTAATGCAGGGCTTTAGCGAGGCTATGGCCTTTGCTAAGCAAGGCTTCATTAATGGTAGACCTCTTGATATTAACATGTCTGCTCAGGCTATGGGTATGACTGATGCTAGGTTCCAGAAGTTTATTAACGAGAACTTTATCTCAGCAGAAAGAGCAGAGATGTTGAAGGCTGACCTGTATGATGTTAATAACAAAGCACTAGGTGGTACGCTTGGTGAAGTTGTTAGAACTCCTACACGTGTTGGTATCTTCATTGACGAGTTTAACAAGGCTGTCTTTAGACGCATGGAATTTAATGCCATTGCTTATAGAGAAGCTGCACGTATGGCTAAGCAGACAGGCAAGGATGCTGGTGAGATTTATGCAAAGCTTACCAAAGACAGACTCACTGTGGATAACTGGCAACAACAGCTGACAGATAAGCTGGGTGGTAACAACCTATGGAACGTACAAAACTTTGCTAAGGAAGCTGTGTTCCAAGAGAAGCTCACAGGTGTAGCACAGGCAGCTGCTCAGTTTAGGTCTAAGCATCCTTTGTCTGCCCTCATTATGCCATTCGTTAAAACTCCATACAACATTATCAAAGAGGGTGTGTCTTACATTCCCGGCATTGGCTTGGCAGGTAAGAAAGAGATTGGTAATACAGGGAAGTTTGACTTCGCTATGAACATGCCTGAGCAACGTGGCAAGCTCATTGCTAAGCAGGCCCTTGGTATGGGTGCTGCCATTGCTTTGGATGCTGCTGTTAATCAAGGACTGATTACAGGCTCTGACCCCAAGGATGGTCGCCCTAAGTTCTCTATGAAGGTGGGTGATCAGTGGGTGAGCTATCAACGTATTGAACCATTAGCCACTGTGTTTGGTATGGCTGTTGATGCTTCATCTATTCTCAAGGAATATAAAGAGAATAAGAACCCAGATAAGAATGCACAAGATTTCTTGTTGGCTTATGCTGCTGCTGTTAAGAATAACATTCTTGAGAAGAGTTTTATGGAAGGTTTGAGCAAGGCCTTGTTTGCTATGTATGACCCAGAGAGACACGGTGGTGGCTTCTTTGCTCAGTATGCTAATGCTCTTGTACCAGCCATTGCAGCCACTACAGCTAAGGTGTTAGACCCAACAGAGCGTGAAGCTATGACGTTTGTTGAGAAGGCACAGAGTCGTATCCCCGGTATGCGTGAAGAGCTTCCAGTTAAATACACCAAGACAGGTGAACCAGAGCAGGCCAGCTTGTCTAATGCTTTGCTTGGTATTAAGGTGACTACACCCACTGCCATTGAGAAGAAGCTTGAAGAGATTGGTGTAGAGATTGTTGGTGCTAATAAGAAGATTGGTGGTGTTGAACTAGACAGTACACAATATTCTAGGTATAAACAAATCTCTGGTGGCGTGTTGTCTAACAGCTTAAGCCAAGCGTTTAACAATCCACAGTTTGAGAAGCTAGATAAATATCAGAAGGAAGTGGCAGTGCAGAAGATTGTCAGTATGTCACGCAGTGCAGCTACTAAGCAGCTCACTATGGAACTATACAAAGACAACCCAGACTTTGCAAGGCAATGGTATAACGCCTACCTTGAGAAGTATGGAGCACAAGAAGCCATAGGCTACAAGCAATAAAAAAAGGGGACTATCAAAGTCCCCTTTCTTTTTAGTCTAACTCAAAGAAGTCACCAATGTATATTGATACAAAGGGTAGCTTAATGATGATGCCCATAAAGCCCACCACTTCTTCTTTGTCACTGTTATCAAACTCAACAATGTGACATACATCATCATTGTATTCAATGTCAAGGCCAATGCCTAAGCGTGGGTTAATTGTTATCATCAATAGTCTCCATGTGTGGCACTGAACGAACAGTGGGGAACTTCGCTTTGAAGTCTTCGATTGTCATGTCTCTGCCTAAGTGCACCTCAACAAAGCTAGTCCCTTCCAAGACCAGCCTTGTCTTCAGTTGCACACACGCTGGACAATTGTCTTTAGTGTATACAACTAATGCCATTAGATTTCGCAGCCTCCAGCAGTACAAGCCAATGTCTGTACACCTTCAACATTATCATCCACTTCAATCAGACTATTCCAATCAACAGAGGATGGTGTTGTAGCTAACAAAGCTTCATACTGTTCTTTCGTACAGTCTTCGTAGGGGGCTTGTCGATAACTGCCACCATCATAAGGCAAGAAGGAGACACCAGACATTTCATCGAAGTGTTTCCATACCCATGCACCAACTTCAGGCCACTCATGCTCAGAGACAGAGATGGTAACAGAAGGCTTATGCTCACACCAGTGACGCTGATAAGCAAGCCACAGCTTCAAGTGTTGCATAGCTGACAAGTCCTTACGAAGCAACGCACCTTCTGGAGCCTTCTTAGGGAAGGTGAACACCACAGTTTGCTCTGGCTTCATAACACATGGCTCAGCTGTTACGCCTGCATCAATCAGATGTTGTGTCAATGGGTCTTTCTTGTCTCCACGAACTCGTCTAAAATAATACTCAGCATGACGGGCATGAATACCAGAAGCACTATCAGTGAGCTGACTGACAGTACCGCTAGGCTTAACACAAGTAATGGCAGCACTGGCAGGAATACCAAGATGTTCAGCCATAATTGCGTTAGTTGCAACACACACTTCTTTAAGTTCATTCAGGATGCCTTCCAGTTTAGGACTATCAGGATTGTTCAACAAAGCATTGTCAAGAATACCTGTCATTGATACACCCAGCAAACGCTCTTCTTCAGTGTTCTTCTGCCACACCTTACGTAAGTATGGGAAGTGAGTCAATGTACTCTGGAATGTACCAAGGAGGGTTGCTAAACGTGCCTTACGTTTCAAGCTATCCACTGTGTCATCAGAACGAACAATGATTTCGGAAAGATTACAGAATTGATATGGTCGAAGAATGATTTCAGAACAGGGATTAGTCCCGAAATCAAAGTCACTATTGCGTCTTCCATTTTGTTTCACTACCTTCTTAGCTGCTTCACGATTAAAGATACCACGCTCACCACTCTTGCTTTCATACAAAGAGTTCCATTCCTGCATGAAGATGCCAACATCAGGACGCTCTGTATAGCAGGCACTGTTGTTAGCCAAGGCACGTTGACCGTTCTTCTCCCACCATGCACCACTCTTAGCATGACGCATACGATCATCTGATAGGTTTGATAAGCTAATCATAGCACTGCGGCGTACACCACCTACCACAACAACCTCACCAATCTTACACATGATGTCGTGACACTCAAGGCTATTTAGCTTACGACCTTTAGCACCCTTGAAGATGTTAGAGACAAACTGGAACAGCTCAACCAATGGCTCAGGGCCAGAAGCACGACCACCAAAGGTCTTCAATCGAGCACCCTTGGGCCTCACCTTAGACACATCCCACTTAGGAATCTCACCAGCATACAGCAAGGCAATGACTTGACGTAAGCTCTTAGCCCAGCCTTCTTTACTATCTGACACTACAACAGTTGTGTTGCTTTCAAACAACTCTTCTGGAATGTCGGGCAGCTTTTGAATGCTCTGACGCTCAACAGAGAAACCAACACCAGTACCGCACAGAAGAATATACATAGCCTCGTCAAAGGCTTTAACATCATCAATAGGCAAATAGCTGCAATTGTAACCAGCTGTGTTATCACGCTCTAAAGCCTTTCCTGCTGTCATCAAACTACGCATAGAAGGCATCACCTCCATGTTAACTACAGCACTCTCCAGTTCCTTACGCAGTGTGTCACTAAGTGTGTAGTCTTGATTCTTCTTCAGCTGTGCTGTCATGAAATCAAAGTAACGACCCACTGTCTCTGCCCAATCTTCTCGGCGTTGCTCGCTGTCCATGTAACGAGCATAGCGGCTCTTGGCAATGTATTCCTCGTAACTACCCATATATGTTGTCATTGTTTTCCTTTGTTGTTATTTAATAGCGTTAAGATTGTATTGATAGCTTCTATCAACATGAACTGTTCATGCAGAGGTATCTTGTTTAATGGGAGTACAGGCTCGGGCCACTTATCCCTAACAGCATCCCAGAACTTTGTTACATCATCTGTCATTCCAGTTCCTTTTCAATTCTATCTGCTCTGTCTTCTAATACATCCATAAACCTGTTGACCAGCTCTTCACTGGTAATGTCCAACAGTTCTAATATTGTAACACAGTCTTCACGTTTTAGCAAGTCTGCAATGTCATGAATGGTGAGGGCCATATCGTTCCTTCAAGTAGCTAAGGCTAACAGGAAGCTCATCAAATGCACCATCCTCCACCTCATTAAACATCCAGATACCTGACCAGCTACCATTGGTTTGAGGGGTTAGATAGCCTTCGTCATGTGTATAACAGATGCCACCAAACAACCCTGTCATACGTTTACCATCAGCTCTACGTGCGTATGCAATGCCTCGGTCTTGTACGTGTCCCATCACACAGCTCATGTGCTTCTTTGAAAGCATGAGCGCAGGGCTTGATACAGGCCTTCCCATAACACCACTAGTAAAGTAATGACAGTAAGCAACCCCATCAATAACAACAGGCTGCAAGAAAGGATAACATTCAAAACCATACTCGTCAAGCTTAAAGTCATGATAGCCGATGAGCCCATCCAACTTCCTATCTGATTCAATCGCTCGTTGTATTCGTTCTTCATGGTTGCCTAGCAAGAACACCATACGTGGGTTCCATTGCTTCTCCTTGTTGCGTTTAAGTCGTGCCTGCTCTTCTTTAATAGGGGCTAGAAGGGCCTGCATACCAGCATGACCAGCCTCAATGTCAGCATGGTAGGTACGACCCTCAAAGCTCTTCTTACCTACATCATAGATGGACAGGCTAGGCATATCCCAATGATCACCAAGGTGGATGATGACATCAGGCTTCTTGTCTGCTGCATACTTACCAACCCATGTCAGATGATTGAAGCTATTGCCGGGCTTACATTGCGTATCGGGAATAACTAAGTGTCTCATTTGTTTACCTCTACCTTTTCAATTGCAAGCTTTAAGTTGATCAGCTCATCAATGATAAGACTAATCTTCTTAATTCGTTCAGCCTTGCCTTTGTTGTCATGAAAGCTTAGGTCAATTGATACAACCCTATGACAGTCTGCAAGCTTGAAACCAAAGTCTTTGTAGCTGCCCAAATCATTAGAAGCAGCACACTCAATGTATGCTGTTCCTTCTTTTGAGTTGAGCCACTTGCGTGTATAGTATTTCTTATTCATGGCTAAAGTCCGAAACTCGGCGATTGAAATATGTCTCGTAGTCATACACGCTACCTCCTAAAAGTTCTGACATCTTATTCACAACACCAATGTAACCAGCGCCTTCAAGGAAGTGCAAGAAGAATGGCAACATCTTATCCCATGCTACATCATCAGGTAGATGTACTGTCACTTCTGTTTGTTGTCGAATAGCAAAGTCATCTGCATATTCACCCAGTGACAATGTTAATATTTTCTTTCCCATATCTTTCCTTTGTTTGGCCTGCCCTGTTGGAGTCGAACCAACAACCTACGCCTTAGAAGGGCGTTGCTCTCTCCGTTTGAGCTAAGGGCAGATGTTGTTAATCGTAGTTATTCCATTCTGTCACTACAAATTGTAGCTGGTAGTATGGTTGTCCTTCAAATGTTTCCTTACGTACATGGAAGCCGCCTGTTGCTGTTGCCAAGGCAGGGTGTCCAATACAAGATTTCATCAGGTAACGAGCCATTTTACGCATTTGTCCTATGGTTGGTACTCCGTGTTCAGTATCGTGCCACACCCATTGCAAACACTCCATTACCTGTTGGGCTTTGGGAAAGTCAAACTCGTCAAGAATGTCTTCGATGATTTGTTCTTCATTCTGATACATCAGCATACATACCTTTGATTGTTGGAAACTGTTCATACATTATACCACGAATTTGTTCAGCAACTTCTCGATGTTCTTTCTGTGTTGCTTTATCACAACGAATATCAACATAATGTAACCAGCTACGTAGAGTTCCATTCATGTACATGTTGCTCTGTGTCATGCCTTCTGGTAGCAGCTTACGTGCCTGCTCTTTGGCAATGCCCTTAGCCAACGCACTCTCGTACATAAACTGAGCCTCTGTTAACACACGCCGTTGTGCTCCTTCCCACCAATAAGCAAGCTGTCGGTCATCAGTCTCCAAGCTGTTCTGCCTGTTCTTCTCGTCTTGTAAGCGTGGCTCACTAAGTTCAAAGCCTTGGGCTACAGCATAGCGTTGACTAAACTCTTGGAAGGAGAAGCTGCGGTGTCGTAAGATTTGACGAGCAATGTCACGTGTTGTCCTGATTTCCACACACATGTTCACCATTTCAAATGGAGACCAATGCTTGTTATCAATAAGGTATTTTAGTAGTTTCGGAGCAGATGCAGGGTTGTTCTGGTTTGCCGGATTTGACACACGGGCCATACGAGCAACTAGCTCCTCCGCTTGTGGTGTCACCCATACTAGGCTGACTTGGGACATATTCTTTTCCTTCTTCAATTGCTTTGTTTAACACTGTGATTAGACCAAGATTAACCAAGGCCTGTACTTCTAGAGGAGAGATGGTTAGATCAAAGTCTGCACTACCATCCTCATTCTCTTTGACTAGGTTTAGGTTCATGTTGTAAAACTCCTAACGATACCAGAGGGATTGTCTCCCTTGATTTCATAGCGTGTTGCCTTCTTGATACGTGCCTTGATAAGTTCCTCGTAGTCATTCTGATAACGAGTGATACCCATGTCATCACTATACTTCTTGATCAGTTCATAACACTCATCATCATCAAGGGCAAGCACTGCCTGTAACCCACCATACTTACTGGCTGGGAATGGAACCCAATAGTTTACCAGATAGAGGGTTTTAGTTAGCTGCTTTGGTTCGCTTTCTTGTAGCTCTAGGCTTGGCTTGTTCTTGCTGCCCTTTGGTCTTGCCATGTTCTTTCCTCTCTTCTTTCTCTTCTTGTGTCTTGATTGAATGACAAGGCTTACACAACACTTGAAGGTTTTCTTTCTCACAGAACATATTGTTTATATATTCTTCCCATGTTGTGAAGCCTGTCTTGGTGTTAACAACAGGAAGAATGTGATCTACCTGTACATCAGCTGCTACAAACTCTTTCTTGCAACATGCACACTTGTAGTGCATAGCCAGCTTATTTGTTTTCTTGTTGGTCTTGCGTCCTGCATACGCTTCTTTCAAAGCCTTGTACTTAGGAGGCCACCTACGTGTTGCTGTACGTAGAGCAGAGACAACAAAGCTTCTAAACCTTGCCGGTGTCCACTCTCCACAGTTGTACAAACGTTTGGTGGAGGAGGTTTCCAAAGGCTTCAACTTCTCGTTCATCGTGGTTGGTTTCTCCCATTGTAAATTTAATTGCGTGTACCAACTCATGAAAGAAGGTGGCTTCGATTGCTTGTGGTGTCATGCTGTCTTTAATAACAATCTCATACGTCATGGGGTTACATGTCCCCATCTCTGTAATGTCCTTGCTAAGAGACACTGTCCACTTACATCCTGCTAAGTAGAAGCAACTGAGGTAAGAGGGGCCTGCCACAGTTGATTTGGTTGTCTTCGTAGCCATAGTAGTTGTCCATTCTCAAGTGTTCGTTCTGCGCCCAGAGCCTCCAAGCACACTGCATACAGGCTTTCTGGGGTTGTAGCTTTTGCAAGCATCTTCTCTGCCTTTACAGGCCCCACTCCCTTGATGCCCACAATGTTGTCTGCCTTGTCGCCCATCAATATCTGCTTGTAAAAGAATCGAAGTCCTTCCTCTGCGGATACATAATACTTTTTCTGTTTCACAAAATTGTAATGCCATCCTTGTACCTGATCAAAGTCTTTGTCTAAGGAAATGATGATTGATTCATCACCAAGTTCTGTTGCACGAATAGCAATAACATCATCTGCTTCTTCACCATCACTGATAGTAGCAGCCCATGCGGTTACTAGATAGTTACGTAAGATTTCTAGGTGTGCTGGTTTCTCAACATCTTTCCTATTACCCTTGTAAGGAACAGTCACAGCTATCTTGTTACGAAAGTTTGTCTTCCCTGTTAGGAACACTTCCCATTCATTCAAGTCTAGCTGTGTCATTAAGACTTCTTCCAAGAAGGTAGCCATCGTTTTGATAGCCACCTTCTCTGTCTCATCCTTGCAGGCAAAGGCGATGCGATAGCACATCATGTCTCCGTCTACAAGGCCAATCATTACAAGACCACTTCTGCGTCTTCTTCTTCCACAGCAGAGGCATCAGGAGGGGCTACAAGCTCCTTAATCTTGAGAGCTGGGTACTTATCACTATGCAACAACGAAGGCGCATTGCCATGCATTGCTGTCATCTTGTGTGAGTAGCTGCTAACTGTCAGCTCAGCAACAGTACCATTGCCAATGGCAGAAGGAGCAACCTCATTACCATTCTCGTCCACTGCCTTGATAACATACTTTGTCTTAACGATGATGTATTTACCACGACCATACTTGTCATCAGCTTTCTCTTTCACCTTCACATTAAGCTCGTCCTTCAAACGTGCAACCAGTGTGTCTGACAGACCACCGATACAGATTTCGTTACGAGTTTCAGCAGGGTTGAACTCTGTGTTAGGGGTGTCCATGTGCTTAGCCCAGAAGAGTTTGCCAACCAATTTAACTTGTGTCATATATTTCCTTTGTTTAGTTTATGAGAGTCTTTCCTCCCTGTCATACATTATTGTAACCGATTTCCACTAGCCTTGTCAAGTGCTCCACGCATAACCATGTTAGCAGCAGCACTATTAAGGATGTTTAATACTTCTTCTTCACTGTATAAGGGACTGTGTACCAATGTGATTTGGTTGCCAGTAACAAAGATGTGAACCATTGAATCTGATTCATTATAAAGCTTTTCAATTTGTTCTTCGTATGTCAATGTGTTTCCTTCCAGTTAGAGCCAACATTATATTCACCAGATACAGGGCAGAACAAACCTAGTTCCTTGCCTGCCTCTTCGATAGATTGTACAGCAAGCTTGCCTACAACATCAGCATATTGTTTCTTTGTTTCAATCTGCCATTCGTCATGTACATTAGCACAGAAACCATGCACAATCTTTTGTTTATGTAGGTGGTTGCTAAGAAGTACCAACGCTTTCTTCATGACAATAGCACCAGCCCCTTGAAGCAGACTGTTAAGGGCAGCATGAGAACTACGTACCCATATCTTCCTACCATCTAAGCCCCGCACAAAGCCTTGGTCAGCTGCTGCATGAACACGTTTGATTAGAACATTCAGGGCTGGTGTTTGCTCAAGGAACTTAGCCTTAAGTTTTGCACCTTGAACAGAGCTTCCTCCCACAATGCTTCCAATCTTTGCATCTCCTGCACCATAGAGGAAGGCATAGATGAATGTCTTTGCTGCGTCTCTTGTAGCAAGTCCAGCAGCTCGTTGGTTAACTGTGTGTACATCTGTACCGTCTTTGCTGCTTCCTTCACATACTGTTTTGACATAGCCATCATCCTTCATGTAATGTGCCAACATACGCAGCTCTAAGCCACTAGCATCTGCACCAACCAACACATTGTCTTTGTCCACTGTCCAAAGCTCACGACACTCAGGGCCATACACACTACCACTGTTAGGAACTTGAGCCATGTTAGGAGAGCTGTGTGTCATGCGTCCAGTGACAGCACCATTGGTGTTCACTCGTCCATGTACACGTCCATCTTCTCCCACTTCCTCAAGCCAGCTAGACACCTGAGCTACACGTTTCTGCAACATCAGATATTCAAGCAGAGCCTTAGCTTCTGGCAGATCAATGTTCTCTAACACCTTCTCATCAACAATGATGGAGCCTTTGTCTGTTGTCTTAGAGAACTTAACACCAAGTCCTTGCAACCGCTCAGCAATCTGTTGTCGAGAGCCGGGGTTGAAAGGGATGCTCTTAGTTTTCATAGGCCCAGCAACAGCTTCATCAGCAAGAGAAGGCTTGAGACCAGCAGCCTTGAGTACAGTCTTTAGCTCTGTCTTTGTCTCTGCTTGGTAACTACCTAGTAACCAGTAGGCTGGCTTCTTCATCTCTTCGATGACAGGAGGGAAGATAGTTTGTAATTGATTTTCAATATCCACCATCTTACCACTAAGAGTTGCCAATAGGCCCTGAGCTTTCTGAATGTCAAGTTTAAACCCATGCTCATGTTGTTTCTGTATGATGATTGCAACATCATGCTCAAGCTTGCGACACTCAGGAGAGAACTTGTCTTGGTCTAGCATCTTATCAATGAGCTGCTCCACCTTAACAAGAACAGCTACGTCTTGTTCACAATACTCAAACATCAATGGAAGAGAAGGGTTGTCATAGCAGTTGCCTTCTAAGCCCAGCTCTTTCCATCGTTGTTCATAATCAATCTTCTTCTCTCCCACTCTTTCGCCCCATGCTTTCAAGCTGTGGCCTCCGTCTATATTTGGATTGTATAGACGAGACAAGATCAAGGTATCTTTCGCTTTCTTCGCTGGTATCTTCACTCCCCAACACTTCTTGAGCACTGGCCCATCGAAGCCTATCAAGTTGTGTGCGATCACTGTTTCGGAGTTTGCGATTAAGGGTGTGAGTGTATCCGGCTTTGTGTGACATACATATCCATTGGTTTCATCATAGGTGAAGCAACACCAAATCTTGTCGTGAGTTGTTGTTGTTTCAATGTCTAGATAGAGTTTCACTTTTTCTCCAGTTGTTTCTCCACGAGTGTAGCATAACCACAGATGTCATGCCAGCTATCATCGTAATAGGGGTTGCCATTAACAATACGTGCCATCTTATTGCAAATCATGTCAAGGCTTTCTTGCATGTATGGTTCCATGTTATGCCAGCTCTTCGAATAACGCAGGGTTTTCTTCAGCTCTTGTGCGGCGTATGCTACATCACGATAGTCACCATAGTTATTGCCACGTTGCTCAAGGGTTTCATCAATGGTTTTGTTCATGTCTTTCTTTCGTGTAATCATTACAGGAGGTTTCTTGTTAAGCTCGTCAGTGGTGCAACGAATAGGAATGATGCCGCTGTCTAGACGTTCACGTAACATCTTACCTAGTGTGTTGTTGTATTGAGGCTCTTCAATAAGGTCTCCCCAATCATCTGTGTGGTGATCTTTCATCTTCATACAAACTCTTTCAGGGATGGTGGTCGGTAGTTAGGGCCTTTGGTTATCTTACCATAGGGAGAGAAGATAGGTTGGCCTGTCTCTTGGTCAAACTTGCTCCAGTTACTACGGTTTACTTCCTCAATTGCCTCGGCTGTACGCATCTTAGCACAATGCCCAACGCCAATAGCAGTAACAACCTGATCAGCCAAGCTGTCGAGGAACGCTTCACGATCTTTGATAGAAACAACTGTCTCTCCTTGTTTCAAGCGTGTAGCCAAGAGACTTAGTTCATCAGCTAATGCAGCCCAGCTATGATGAATATCAAGAGCATCAAACATCTCAACAATCTCTTCGATGTGACAGCCTAGCTGCACCTGCATGTCAGCATCTGTTGGCTCTGGTCTTGCACGCTTGTGCCATAGTTCTACGTTACGCATATTACACTTTCAAATTTAAATACAAACCAACCTGTGCAAAGGCATAGCCACACCAAATCATTCCGTTACTGGCTTCCCCTTTGTACCATTGTAACACACCGACAAGGGCATATCCAATACCTGTTGCTGCAACAATAGCTTGTTCAATCATGAAGCCGTTCCCTTCTTCTTTCGTAGAACAAGTAACTTGGTAGTTACCTTGACATATTTGTTTCCATCCTTGTCTGTCCTCTCAACCCCATGCATTGTCTTAGCAGGGAGATTGGAAGGGAAGGGCCATGATGTGTCTTCTTTAAAGGGCTTCTTCGTCACGCTCTGTCATCCTTCCTGTATGTTTATTATACAACAGCTTACATGCTGGGCCAGTGATGCCACTGAAACGATTCTTCAACACCCTCACCTTGGTGGTGTTACGTTCTGTCTCATCCTCTGCCTGACCATTACGCTCCAAGCCAAGCACCATGTCAGACAGCTGAGCAATGGAGCCTGAGCCACGAAGCTGAGCCAGTGATGTAGCTGCACCTTCCTCATGTCCTTTGTCAGAAGGACGCTTCAAGTGGGACACAATGATGAGGCTAATGCCTGTCTTCTGAACCAAGGTACGAAGCTCTGTCATCACCATGTCCAATGCTTTACGTTCATCACCATTCTCTTGACTGCTCACAACAATGGATACATGGTCAAGAAATACATAGCCACAGCCAAAAGCAACTGAAAATTCTTCGACTCGCTTGATGATGTTCTCAATGTTAGTACTACCAAAATGGTCGAACATATAAAGGCGGTCACTGCCAAGAGTTGCGTCAAAAGCATCACGTTTTTCCTGTTCAGTTGCATCACAGTCTGGTAGATGCAAAGGTTTATTAGCAGCCAAGCTCATCAACGAGAGGCCTGTCTTACGAACACTCTCTTCTAAGAACATCAAGCCAATGTTGTCATTGGTCTTGTTCAAGATGTGCCATACAACTTCACGTAAAAACTGACTCTTGCCTAAGCCTGAGCCTGCTGTCACTGTAACCAGCTCACCCTTACGGATGCCATAGGTTAGCTTGTTAAGGCCTTCGTATGGATAGGACACCTCTGCCTTATCCAACGGCTTAGACACGCTCTCCCATAGGGTGGAGGCAGGGACAATACCATCAGGGACAACACGCTCTGCTGCCCACCAACGATCAATGAACTCCTTCTCTTTACCAGCAACAAGGAAGTCACATCCATCCTTGTATCCCTCGACAGGCTTGAATGTCTTTGCCTTACCAGCAAACAAAGAAGCAACCTGCTTAGCTGCCTGCTGTCCAGCATCATCACCATCAAAACAAATGACAATGTTCTCAAAGGAAGACAGCCACTCGTATTGCTCCTTGCAATCCTTAGCTGCACCACCTGCACCATTACGAATGGAAACAACAGGCCACTTGCTGCCAAGCATTTGATACACAGCCAATGCATCAAACTCACCCTCAACAATGGTTAAATATTTACCACCCTTGGTGAACAGCTGCTGACCAAACAAGCCAGTGCCTTTCCATTCACCAACAGTTTGAAAGTCTTTGCCTGCAATGGAACGCTTCTTTGCAGCAAACAACTTCTCTTCTTTGTAATAGGGAAACAAGATGTGTGTAGTGTCAGCAACAACACCATAGCGTTCCACTGTTGCTTTGCTAATACGGCGGCTACCAATGGCAGGGGTAGGCAAGCTATGAAAGGTGGCACGAAGGGCATTTACAGCCTCTTGGTTGATCTCTTTCAACGGGGTGTATGGCATGGGTGCCTCAATCATTTTGTTAGCCTTAGTGTGTGTGTTACAGACAAAGCAATAGGTGCTTCCGTCTTCGTTAATTGATAAGCCGTCACTGCTTTCGCAGCTCGGGCATGGTTGGTGTGTCTTCACGAACGCCATGTTCTTCCTCTGTTTGTTGTGGCTCTATTGTAGCAGGCTTCTTACCAAAAATCAAATCCCAATTGTTAAGAATGGCTTGTGCATTTTCATTACGTCTTGCACTACCCTTGCCCCCATCACCATGTGTGCTCATGTGTTCTTCTCCTTTGGTAGTTGTGGCTTCATCTTGCGAATCCAATCTTGGATGGGTCGCACTTCACGGCATTGGTCATAGTGCTGTTGCGCCAGCCAGTCAAGTGTTTCTTCTGGTGTCATGTGTTCTTCTCCTTGAGTTTGGCTTCTACGGCTTCAATAAACGGCCCCCAACCTTTGTCTTCGTCCCAATCGGTAAACAATTTAGTTTGCTCATCATCCGTCAGAGAGACCCACGGTCTCTCCCATGTGCGTTGTTGTGGATGTTCGTAAAGCAAAGCTGCGTGTTTAAACTGTTTATCTGCAATCCAGTTAACTACGCCATGATCTGCCCACGCCACAGGCTCACCCTGCTCTTTCTTGGCTAGTGCTTCTTCTAGGGCTTTGATGGCATCCAATTCAAAGCCGACTAAACCAACTTGGTATCTTACTTTTAGCCACAAATCGAGTCGTTGAAACGCCTCAAGCGCCAGCTTCATTGCTTTAATGTGTGTCATATCAATGCTTCCAGTTGTCTAACAAACCTTGCATGAAAGCTTTCTCGTCAGCTGTAAATTCTCGTGCTTCATTACTTGCGTTAAGCACAGTGGAAAGAGCTTGTTGAAAACCTTCATACCCTATGTGTGAAATTAGTTCACGTATGTCCATCAAGGTGAACATCATGTGTGCCTCGTGTTCAAATGTCTTCATCATGTTCCTCATTAACATCATCATCCTCATGTCTCAAGTCTGTACGTTCAACAGCACAAACATCTTCCTTCATGTGATGATAACAACCATTACAAACATCTAAGAAACCACCAGTGATGGCACTTCTACGTGTAGCTTCAAAGTCAGTCAGTTCATCATTACAACAATAACATCTCATGTCTTCTTCCTTATAAGTAACTGTCTAAGTTACATACTATGTTAATAATTACTATCAATACATCTATGTATTATTATATCCATGTTTCAATGACTTGTCAACAGGAGCAAATAAAACAACAGATATAAACAGATGGCTAAAACAATCTTCATGGTTACTCGCTAGTAACCGCTAGTTTAAGCAAGTCGTCAACAACTTCTTCTGTTAACAAATCAATCATCTCATGTCCACCCATCAAGACACTCTCAACATAAGGGACTTCCTCCTCATACTCAACACCAGTGTAATAGTCATAATTGTTGACAGTGATTGTGTCAATAGCCACCATGAATGGAATACCTTGATATGAGACAAGCTCATAGGTTGGGTTATAAATTGTCTGCATGTCATTCTCCTTGTAAATAAGCCTCAATCTTAGGCACTTTGTTTGTCACTGTCAAATGGGCAACCATGCCATTATGCACAGGTGTCTCGTCATTGGTAACAAAAGACGAATATTTGTATGGGTTGTATCTGACTTGTGTGTAATAGTCTTTGTTCATAGGACAATCAAAAACATCAAGCCAACCAGCAACACCAGCATGTACGTTCTTACGCTTCTCACGTATGACACGTTGCCTGCCAGCCTCTGACACCTTGAATTCAGGCAAAAGCAGGACAACATTGTCTGTGTGTTGTACAACTTTGCCCTTTTTCTCACCATCTAATGCCTTCACAGAAAAACATTTCTTGTGTAGGTTGAAATATACAAACACTTTCATGTCTTGCTCCAAATTGTAGGGAAACTGTCTAGTGGGTTGTGGTCAAAACATGGCATTGTTTGACCCTTCAAAAAGTCAATCTCAAGTCGTTCAATGGACATATAAATGTGGTGTTTTAGCTCATCATATGACCAGCCGTCAATCTCACATTGTCGATAGTCTTCAGCCTCCTCGTCAATGATGTAGTTCAACACACGTTTTAATGCCTCAGCATCTACTAAAACTTTTGTCATGTCAGCTCTCCACAATTGTTTCTTTATGTAATGTTACCCATTGTGAGTAGTCACCAACATACACACCATCTTTTACTGACATAGGGTAGGCAGTAATGCGGTAAAGAACGTCACCGTTAAGCTGTTCTTCTGTCCAGAACTCTACGTCAATAATAGTGTCATCAAAATCAATCATTGCCCATTCTGATTCATCATCACCATTACGAATGTCACGGTGAGGAAGTCCTCGACTGTTGATTTCATCAAGTATTTTCTGAACATTCATATCAGCTCTCCAATTTCATACGAATAATCTTGTGCATCTTGTTGCTATGTGCAACATATGCCACGCTCTGTGTGTCCTTGCTCCAACAAGCCCTGCATGTAAGGCACTTACCTCCCTGCAAACTAGAGGGACAAACGTGTGTCTTGTCTACGTGCTTGTATGCATCAACAACAAGGGACACATACAGCCCATCAATGTGCTGTCCTACATTGTCACTAGAAAACCTAACAACAACATTGTCTAAGTCGTTCAACGCATCAATGACACGTGAAAACTTGGTGAACTTGTGCATACGTGTGGGCAACCAGTGCTGACACCAAGGTGTGGCTTCACAAACAGCATGAATTTTCCATGCCAAAGCCTCAGTGTACATGTCGCCTGAGTCAAACCATCTGAAGAACTTCTGCTTACGCAAAGCCTTCACCATGTCATCAACCCAGCTGTCCTGCCTCCATTCAATGTCATTACGCTCACGTAAAGAAACAGCATCAGGCATGTGATAGAAGCCTTGTGTGGCATAACAACCCTTACAAACCTCAACAAGCTCACCGTCATCACCACGTGACGCAGGACACTTATCCACAGCTTGTAAGCTCCAGCTATAACAGCCCAGCTTAGATGTACGAGACAACATTATGTGTTCTCCAAAAACAGCATTAACAAAACAGCTGCTATAACTAGCAGGCAACAAATTGTAAATTGTTTGTCATTCATAAACAGCTCCATCAGGCAGGATTGCCACGTAAGGACACCTCAATGCCCTTACATAGTTTCCTATCAAATTGCAATGGCATCTGGTTGCTTGCGTGTAACCAAACGCTTCTTGTCACGATGGACACGTGCTACCAAAGTGGGCTTGATGTACACAATTTCACCACATTTTGCCAGCTTCACTCCTACACGGAAAAACCCAGCTGAAACAATCTTGCCATTGTGTGGGACACCAGCGGCATACACTGTGACAAACCTACCAATGGTGTTTTGTGTGTTTTTACGAGCCACAAAAAAACTCTTGACAAAATCAAACATTTAAAAATCCTTCAAAAAGTTACTAACTAGTTACCACGAAGAAACATGCTTGACAACATGCTTCCAACTGGTAAAGCCAGTATACATCAGGGGAGAGAGGCTTGTCAACCTCTCCCGTTTTCCCTTTGCTCACTTTTCACCCTTGCCAATGCTAGCCATTGCCTGTTGCAAGAGGTCAGCGGCCTTGATATACCCAGCATCATATGCACTTTGCATAATCAATTCAAGGGCCTCTATCATGCTTGGCTGACTCATGCCAACTTCGATTGTCACGGTCTCTGGTTCGTCATTGTCGCTCTTTTCGGTTTCGGGCTTTTCAGCCTTTGCCAATTTGCCCTCATCGTCAATCACCTTTGAGCCACTTTCAAGGGCACGAAGGTCTTTAACTAGGCTTTGAACTGATTCGTAGGTGTCAATAATATTAAACAACACCTTACGGGTCTCTGCTTTGCTAGCATGATCAACCACTTTCTTAAATTCTGATTTTCTCACCTTGGCAGTGTTGGCATTGTATAAGCCCTTCACCTGTTCACCGTAACCCTCTACCAACTCAGCCAGTTCTGCGGGTTGATCAACACTGTAAGCGCTGATCGTTTGCTTGAGAGTGTCAATCAGTTTTGCACCGATTGCCGCCTGTTCACTGGCGAAGGCCGCACCGATTGCCCGTGGTGTCACTGGCTCTTTTAGTTTCTTAGTCATTGTCGTTTCCTTTTCTTGGTAACTAGCTAGTAACCCAGTGCTACTAACTTGAGTGAATTATAGCATGATTTTAATCTGTCAACTATCATCATTCTATAACCCTTTGAGATAGTAGGGTATTATTTCCACTGTCTCCATTATATATAGCAGGACTCATGCCAGCTTGGTTTTTGTAACACTTATAGGTATAGTTTTAGTTGGCATTGTATACTTATGGGTTATATAACATGGCATTGTAATACTTTTGTTTCCAAGGCATGGTGTCCATTGTGGTGCATTTCTTGGCACGTTTCTTGCCCTATGCACAGCATTGGTGCTTGCTTCTCGCACATTCACCACATTGGTGCAGATTTGCTTACATGGCTGTAAGGTTTCACATTGTGGCAGCTTAGGTGTTTTCCCTTAGTAACTAGGTAGTAACTTATGGATGGAATGTAGTACTTGGGTAGTAGCTTTATGGGGTACTTTTCATGTACACACATCCAGTACACCATAGGTACTACTTCCCAATGCAAGGGTAGTACTAAATGAGTACCCCGGGGGAGGGTAAAATGCTACGAAGCTATAGCGGAACCCTTCCAGATACAAAAAAGTACCAAAAAAGAAAGCAATAAATAAGTTAGTACTCACTAGCTAACCTGTTGATAACTATAGCTTTTCTGTGGATAACATATAAATAATTGGGGACAGGTTAAATAGTGCTTGACAAATGCATTAAAGTATGCTATAATAGAAACTATGTAAGGAACTAAGGATGACATACATAGACATAGATAGTATTATATTATAATTATTACTAAATATGTTAGACATTAAAGTAACTTAGGAAGCTGTCCTGAATGTCTATGTATGTTCACATAGAATCTCGACTGATTGTCTTCCATAGAAGTCAGCCTGAATAGCTATATGTTGTTTGTTATGTTATAAAACAAAGAGGGTTATGTTAATAACCGTCCATCTCCCCTTTAAGGATAAAGATGACAGAAGAAATTAAACGAAGAGGCCGAGGCCGTCCCCGTAAGGGTGAGATTGTTGAAAAGAAGAAGCCGGGGACATTGGGTAGACCTAAAGGGGAAGCCTCTGTCATTGCTGAATATAGGGCTAGGATGTTAGCCTCCCCTAAAAGCAAGCTGGTGTTAGAGAAGATTTATGATGCTGCGTTGGATGATGAACATAAGAACCAGAGTGCTGCATGGAAGCTGCTTATGGAACGGTTGTTACCAATCAGTCATTTCGAGAAAGACAAAGATGGTGGTGGTAGGCCTGCTGTGTCTATCACTATCACTGGTGTTGGTGGTGAAACTACCATCATTGGCAATGATGAACAGGAAGTTGAAGATGTCAGTTTTAGAGAACACTAATGTACCGTTTGATGCCAAGCAATACTTCGACACACTGAGTGAGTTGGAGAGCCGTGGCAAGGGTGATTATGCTGCTCGTAACAAGCTAGGCTACCTTGGTCGTTACCAGATGGGAGCTAAGGCTTTGGCTGACATTGGCTGGGTGAAGCCCGGTACAACTAACAAAGGCCTGCTGGATAGTAAGAACTGGCTTGTTGCCAATTATAAAAACTTCATGGGCAACCCTGATGTACAAGATACAGCAGCCAAGATGATGTTGGAGAAAAGCTACAACAGAGCCTTAAAGAGTGGTCTTGTTTCTGCTGACATGGAACCCTTTGATGCAGCAGGTCATATGGCAAGCATTCACCTAGTGGGTCAGAAAGGCTATAAGAAAAGCCTAGCTGGTCAAGACATTAGGGATGCTAATGGCGTTGCTCCTACAGAATATTTTAATCATGTCAGTGAACGTATGCGTCCTCCTGTAACATATACAGAGCCACAACAAGTTCAGCCTGAACAGCCTTGGTGGTCTAATCCATTAGAGGCAGGCAAGGCTTATGTTAAGGGATTGTTTTGAGCGAACTAAAGATTGAACTGCTCCCTTGGCAACAAGAGGTGTGGAATGACCCTGTACGATTCAAGGTTGTTGCTGCTGGACGAAGAACAGGGAAGAGTCGCTTAGCTGCCTACTTGTTGGTATTCAACGCTCTGCAAGCTAATAAGGGACACGTCTTCTATGTTGCCCCTACACAGGGACAGGCACGAGACATTATGTGGCAAACCTTGTTAGAGGTGGGCCATTCTGTTATTAGTGGTAGTCACATCAACAACCTCCAGATCAAGCTAGTTAACGGAGCCACCGTCAGTCTTAAAGGGGCTGACCGTCCAGAGACAATGCGTGGTGTGTCTCTGAAGTATTTGGTGATGGATGAATATGCAGACATGAAGCCAGAGGTGTGGGAGCAAATCTTACGTCCTGCCTTGGCTGACCAGAAGGGTTGTGCCTTGTTCATTGGAACCCCTATGGGTCGTAATCATTTCTATGACCTATACCAACAAGCCTGCAAAGGAGAAGACCCAACCTTCAAGGGCTGGCACTTCACATCATATGACAACCCCATTCTAGACCCTAATGAAATCGAAGCAGCCAAGAAGAGCATGTCTAGCTTTGCGTTTAGACAAGAATTTATGGCTTCATTTGAAGCACAAGGTGGTAATCTATTCAAGGATGAGTGGATTAAGTTTGATGAAGAAGAACCGAAGGAAGGTGATTATTACATTGCTTGTGACTTAGCTGGCTTTGCAGATGAGAGCAAGGGAAGCAAGAGCAAGAAGCTGGATGATAGTTCCTTTGCCATTGTTAAAACAAACGAAGATGGTTGGTGGGTGAAAGACATTATCCACGGACGTTGGACAGTTGAGGAGACAGCACGTAAGCTGTTCCAAGCTGTTAAGAAGTATGAACCAATGGCTGTAGGTATTGAGCGTGGTATTGCTAAACAAGCAGTGATGCCCTACCTGACAGACATCATGCGTAAGAACCAGACATTCTTTAGAGTGGAAGAACTTACACACGGAAATAAAAAGAAGAGTGATCGTATTGTCTGGGCATTACAGGGTCGCTTTGAACACGGACAGATTAAGCTTAACAAAGGAGAATGGAATGCTACCTTCTTGGATCAGTTGTTTCAGTTTCCCAACGCTATGGTGCATGATGACTTGATCGACTCCCTCTCCTACATTGAACAGCTTTCTAAACAGGCCTATGTGTCTGAATGGGAAGAAGAAGAAGAATATGAACCAATCGACAGCTGGGCTGGATATTAAAGGAAACCTATGAGCATGGAAGAAAACACACAACAACACAGCAAACTTGCTAGTTGGGTTATTGAGAAGGCTGATAAATGGCGTGACCATTACACCAGCAACTATGCCCCTAAGCATGAAGAATACTATCGTCTATGGCGTGGTCAGTGGGACTCACAAGACAAGACACGTGAGAGTGAGCGTAGTAAGCTTATTGCTCCTGCCTTGCAGCAAGCTGTTGAGAGCAGCGTTGCCGAGGTAGAAGAAGCTACGTTTGGTCGTGGTAAGTGGTTTGATATTAAGGATGACCACAAGGACAAAGAGAACTCAGACATTGCCTACATGCGTCAATGCTTGGAGGAAGAGTTTAAGTTTAACAAGGGCCGTAGACAAATTGCTGAAGCCTTGTTGAACGCAGCTGTGTATGGTACAGGTTGTATGGAGCTTGTGTTGGATGAAGTGACAGAGCTTGTCCCTGCTACACAGCCAGTGCTTGATGGTGCTATGCAGGCTGTTGGTGTTATGCAGAAGGAACGTACAGTGGTTAAGTGGAGACCTATTCTCCCACAGAACTTCTTGATTGACCCAGCTGCTCCCACCATTGAAGAAGCTTTGGGTGTTGCCATTGATGAGTTTGTTCCTAAACATCAAGTGGAACAGAACATTGAGAAGGGCATCTATCTTGATGTAGACATCGAGCAAGCAGCTCCTGATCAAGACTTAGAGCCTGATCAAGACCTCACCATGTATACAGATGACAAGGTGAGACTGACTAAGTATTATGGCTTGGTTCCTACAGACTTGTTTAAAGAAGCTATGTCTGGTGAAGACTATGTTGAACCAGCTGATGACGAAGAAGAAGACAAGAACGAACCTGAGTATACAGAAGCCATCATCATCATTGCTAACGGCGGTGTATTGTTAAAGGTTGAAGCCAACCCTTATATGATGCAAGACCGTCCTTTGGTTGCCTTCCCTTGGGATGTGGTTCCCGGACGCTTCTGGGGTCGTGGCATTTGTGAGAAGGGCTACAACAGCCAGAAGGCTTTGGATGCAGAGCTCCGTGCTCGTATTGATGCCTTGGCTATGACTGTCCATCCTATGATGGCTATGGATGCTACACGTATGCCTAGAGGTGCTAAGCTAGAAATCAGGCCCGGTAAGACTATTCTGACTAATGGCAATCCAAGTGAAGTGTTGATGCCCTTTAAGTTTGGTAGCATTGACCAGATTACATTTGCTCAGGCTGAACAGCTCCAGAAGATGGTACAGATGGCTACAGGTGCTATTGATTCTGGTGGCATGTCTGGTATGGTTAATGGCGAAGCTGCTGCTGGTGCTGTTAGTATGTCTCTTGGAGCCATCATGAAGCGCCACAAGCGTACATTGATTAACTTCCAAGACTGTTTCCTCATTCCTCTTATTGAGAAGAGTGCCTATCGCTACATGCAGTATGACCCAGAGAACTTCCCTGCTCAAGACTTCAAGTTTGTAGCAAGCAGCTCATTGGGTGTCATTGCCCGTGAGTATGAAGTTACACAATTGGTTCAGTTGTTGCAGACATTAGGCCAAGACTCCCCAATGTACCCCATGTTGGTGGAAGCAGTTGTGGATAATATGTCATTGTCTAACAGAGAAGACCTCATTACTCAGCTTAAACAGCTCAGCCAGCCTAATCCACAGGCTCAACAAGCCCAGCAAATGCAGATGGAACAGCAAATGGCTACAGTGCAGGCTCAAGTGGAGCTGTTACAAGCTCAGGCAGCTGAGAGCCAAGGCCGTGCTATGAAATATCAAACAGAAGCACAGGCAATTCCTACACAACTTGAGACAGATCGTATCAAAGCTGTGTCAGGTAGCCTACAACCAGACGACAAAGGCGACAAAGAGTTTGAAAAGAGAGCTCGCCTTGCAGAACTAGTCTTGAAAGAACGTGAAATTACCAGCAAAGAAGCTATTGTAGCTAAACAAATGCAGGGAATGTAACTAAAAAGTACACAAAGAGCTTGACATGTCAGGCTTTTTGTGGTATAATAACTACATAACATCCAAACTTAGGAGAAATGTTATGACAGACAGAGAATATTACGACCATCTTATCAGCTTGTTTGCGTCACAAGGCTGGAAACTTTATCTAGAAGACCTAGAGGACAACCTCAAGGGACTACAAGATGTAAGCACCATACCAAGTGCAGAACAATTCTGGCAAAGAAAGGGACAAGTCGAGCTACTCACTCGTCTTATCGGCTACCAACCTCTTATTGAACAACACTACGAGGCTACGTATGGCGGTTAGGGCGTTTGATTATGCATGTCCCACGGGTCACATCACAGAACATTTTACCTCAAGCATGGAAGAGGGAATAACTTGTCCTGAATGTGGCCTTCTATCATCGAGACAAATCTCCACTCCGTTTGTAAAGCTGGAAGGCTGTACAGGCGATTTCCCCGGGGCACATAGAAAATGGGAACTCGTCAGAAGAGAGAAGATGAAGATAGAGAACAAGCGGAACAGCTAACATAGTTAGCCTTCCTTTAGAATTTTTCCATAATGCTATTAAGCACGGAGACTATATGGCACATTTTATTGACGAAAGTTTAGACAACTCAACTGAGGAAGTTTCTAACATTGTAGAAGACCAACAAGCAGCTGATGAAGTTGTTGTTGACAACCAACCACAAGAGGAAGAAATTCCTGAACGATATAAGGGTAAGAGCCCAGCTGAAATTATTCGTATGCACCAAGAGGCTGAGAAGCTTATGGGCAGACACAGTAAAGAAGTTGGTGAACTGAGACGTATCGTAGATGATTTTGTTAAAACTCAATCCGTTACAAAACAAGCCCCGCAGGACGAAGAGATTGATTTTTTCTCTGACCCTCACCGAGCAATTGAACAAGCTGTAGCTAAGCATCCAAAGATTAAGGAAGCTGAAACACTTAACGCACAACTCGCAAGGCAAGCAGCCTTACAACAGCTGCAAAGCGCCCATCCAGATTATCAAGCGGTCTTGAATGATGAAGGATTTTCTGAGTGGGTAGGTAAAAGTAAAGTGAGAAGCGAACTTCTTTCTAGAGCAGATCAGCGTTATGACTTCGATGCTGCTGATGAACTTCTTTCTACATGGAAGGAACGTCAACAGATGGTAAGTCGTGAAGTGAATATGCAAAAAGAAGAGAGAGCTAGACAGGTGAAGCAAGGCTCAACTGGTTCTGTAAGAGGAACTGGCGAGGCATCGAGTAAAAAGAAGTATCGACGTGCTGACATTATGGCACTCATGCAAAATGATCCAGACCGTTACATGGCACTCCAGCCTGAAATCATGTTGGCGTACCAAGAGAAACGTGTAATCTAATAACTTTATGAAAGACTTTTAAAAATGGCAACTTCTACATTCCCCGCACAAGGCGGCGCAGTCGGCGCAACCGAAGCAACTAACTTCACTCCTGAACTTTGGTCTGATGAGATCATCGCTGCTTACAAAAAGAACATGGTGTTGAGCCAGTTCGTTCGCAAGATGAGCTTCAAAGGCAAGAAGGGTGATTCTCTCCACATTCCAGCTCCTAGCCGTGGCCTCGCTGCCGTTGCTAAGGCTGAGAACACTGCTGTTACTCTGCAAAACTTGAGCCAATCTGAAGTGGTGGTTTTGTTGAACCAACACAAAGAAGTGTCTTACCTGATCGAAGACATCGTTGAGACCCAAGCCCTGCCCACCCTGCGCCGTCACTACACTGATGATGCTGGTTACGCTATGGCTAAAGATGTGGATGACGCATTGTGGGCCTTGGTGAAATATTTGGGTGATGGCGATGGTTCTGACTACACTCACAGCCGTTCGTTCCAATTTAACACCTCTACTGGTGCATTGGAAGCCTATGACGCAGATGGTACTTCTGACATCGGCGCATTCTCTGACGTTGGCTTCCGCCGTGCTATCCAGTATTTGGATGACACCGATAACCCAATGGACGGTCGTGTGTTCATCGTTCCTCCTTCATTGCGTAACCAGTTGAACGGTACTGCCCGTTACACTGAGCAAGCATTCGTTGGCGAGATCGGCGGTCAAAACACCATCCGTAACGGTGAAGTGGGTAACTTGTATGGCATCCCTGTCGTTGTGTCTAGCAACTGCCCAACACTGGAATCTGGTGTGAAGGGTGCATTGTTGGCTCACAAAGATTGGGCTGTGTTGGCAGAGCAAATGTCTGTCCGTTCACAAACTCAATACAAGCAAGAGTTCTTGGCTAACTTGTTCACATCTGACATGTTGTACGGCACTAAGGTGCTCCGTGCTGATGCCGGTGTGTTGATGGCTGTAGGCGCTTAATAGCACAGAGAGGCCCTCACAAGGGGCTTCTCTTGTTTTGCAAAGGGCTTGTTCTAATCAACAGGCTCTTTTCATAACAAGGAGAACATATGGCTGTATGGCGAGGAAATGGGGGCTCAGGTGAGAGCTCCAGTGATTCAACTATTAATATAACCACTACACTACGCAACGAAGCTGCTGCATCTGCAACGGCTGCTGCTGCTTCTAAAACTGCTGCTGAAACAGCTGAGACCAATGCAGAAACAGCAGAAACTAACGCAGAGACAGCGGCTACCAATGCTTCTTCTTCTGCCACAGCTGCTTCTACCTCTGCTACTAACGCTGCTTCAAGCGCAACCAATGCAGCTTCTAGTGCAACCAATGCAGCGTCTTCTGCAACAGCTGCTGCTGCCAGCGCTACAACGGCTTCTACACAGGCTTCAGCAGCGAGCACCAGTGCTACAAATTCAGCCAGTTCTGCTTCTTCTGCTTCTACATCAGCAAGCACAGCCACTACACAAGCGAGCAATGCAAGCACCTCTGCAACCAATGCTGCTGCATCAGCCACAACTGCTACTACACAAGCTACTAACGCAGCTGCCAGTGCAACAACAGCCAGCACACAGGCCAGCAATGCTTCTACCTCTGCTACCAATGCAGCCTCTAGTGCCAGTGCAGCAAGCACATCAGCTAGTAATGCTGCTACCAGTGCTACCAATGCAGCAAACTCAGCTACATTAGCAGCAAGCTACACTCCCTCACAGACAGGTAATTCAGGTAAGTTTCTTACCACTAACGGCACTGCTACATCATGGGCTAACGTAGATGCTCTTCCTTCACAGACAGGGAACAGTGGTAAATATTTAACTACCAATGGTACAGGTGCTTCATGGGCAACCCTTAACGTAGACCCTAACGTAACAACTAAGGGCTTGTATGAGATGGCTAATGTGATTAGTTCTAACTATTCTATTACAAGCGGTAACAACGCCTTGTCTGCTGGGCCTATCACAGTGAACTCAGGTGTAACAGTAACAGTGCCTAGCGGCTCAGTTTGGACAATCGTATGACAATGGTACTTTCTGGAGATGGAACAATCAGTGGTTTGTCTGCTGGTGGCTTGCCTAACGCAACTGTTCAACAAGCTGACTTAGCTACAAACGTGGCTGGTAATGGCCCTGCGTTTAGTGCTTATTTAGGAACCAATCAAAGTATTTCTGCTGGTACATGGACTAAGGTTCAAATCAACACCAAAGAGTTTGATACATCAACGGCATACGACAACACTACAAATTATCGTTTCCAGCCTACGGTAGCTGGTTATTACCAAGTCAATGGTCAGCTTCTTTTAAACAACAGCTCCGCCAACTATGGCGGTGTTGGCTTCAACAAAACAGGCAGCCAACACAAGTACGTTTATATTTCAAACGCATACGGCACTAGCGCCGCTCTTAGTGCGCTGATTTACTTGAACGGAACTACCGATTACTTGGAGATGTATGGTTTTGTTTCTGCGGCTGCAAACACAATTTTTGCTGGCATTTTGTGGACTTCTTTTCAAGCATCACTGGTGAGGGCAGCATGATGACACAGTCCGTTTCACTCTACGAAAAAATCAAAGCAATCTACCCTGAACTTACAGACCGTGACTTTATGGACACCATCCGCTTGCAAAACGACAGCGATGGTCGAGGCGATTACATTGCCAAGTGGGAACACCCAACATTGGCACGACCTACAGATGAGGAACTTGAATAATGGGAGCAGCTAAATTACTAACAGCCGCTGGAGGTGGTGTCACATTAGATGCTGCTTCCACTGCAACTGATAAGACGATCACTATCCCTGCTGCTAATGGGACTATGGCTCTTACTAGCCAGCTCAATGGCTTTCGTAATCGTATTATTAACGGTGCGATGATGATTGACCAGCGCAATGCGGGGGCTAGTGTATCCACTTCGTCTGGTTCGTCTGCATACATAACAGACCGCTGGTTTGTAGCTTATACACAAACTAGCAAAATGACTGCGCAGCAGAATGCAGGTTCTGTCACGCCTCCTGTTGGCTTCACCAACTACCTTGGAATTACATCTTCCTCTGCATACTCTGTTGTGACAGGTGATACCTTAGGCCTGTTTCATCGAATTGAAGGCTTGAACCTTCCAGATATTGCATGGGGAACTGCTAACGCTGCTGTTGTTACGCTTTCTTTTTGGGTACGTAGTTCATTGACTGGAACATTTGGCGGCGCATTTCAAAACTCTGCCGCAGATCGTTCTTACCCTTTCAGTTACACGATCAGCGCTGCAAACACATGGGAGCAAAAAACAATCACGGTGGCTGGTGATACTTCAGGCACATGGTTGACCACGAACGGGATTGGTATTCAATTAGTTATTGGATTAGGTTCTGGTGCAACTTACTCAGGAACAGCTAATACTTGGGCTGCGGGAAACTTACGAACAGTTACAGGCGCAACCAGCGTAGTAGGCACAAACGGAGCAACCTTCTACATCACAGGCGTTCAGCTAGAAAAAGGCACTGTAGCAACGAGCTTTGATTGGCGTCCATATACAACTGAGTTGCAGTTGTGTCAGCGGTATTTGCCCTGTTTTAATGCAAACATTAGCTTTGGTGGCGTGGCCCCGATTAGCTCTGTTTTTGCAAGTGCTGCGAACAGTGCTTTAGCTACTATTCCATTCATGGTGCAGCCAAGAGTTCCGCCTACAGGCGTGACAGTTTCAAACAGTTCCGATTTCACAGTTAATCTTGCTGGAGTTGGTGTAACAGGCACTATTGCGTTTGCTTATGGTTCTCTTGTGGCTGGCTCAGTAAGCATTACTCAATCTGGGCGAACTGCTGGTCAAGCAGGGTATTTTTATGCGACTGCATCAACTGCTCAAATTCAATTTACTGGGTGTGAACTATGACATACAAACTTTATATTCGTCCATTTAAAACAGAACCTGATGCGGTTATGAGGACAAATGAAGATGGTTCAATTACCAGCTTTATCTTCGACCCTGCCAACACAGACTACCAAGCCTATTTGAAGTGGCTGGAAGAAGGTAACACACCTGAACCAGCCGAGGAGCAACAATAATGTCAGTTCAATATAGTGGTGACAAGATCACCTTTGCAGATGGAAGCACAGTAGCAAGCGGCTGGAGTGGCTTCAAGAACCGCATCATCAATGGTGCGATGATGATTGACCAGCGTAATGCGGGGACGCTTGTTGCTGGTACAACAGGAAACATTTTTGCAGTTGATCGTTTTGCAACTGGTGTTTTTGGCTCTGGTACAGGACGTATTAGTGCGCAGCAATCAAGCACAGTACCCACTGGAGCTGATTTTACGAAAAGCGTAGTGAACACTGTTACAACTGCTGATGCATCTCCATCGGCACTATATGGTTACTGTTTTCAACAGAAGGTTGAAGGATATAACGTAGCTGATTTGATGTGGGGTACGTCAAACGCGCAATCAGTCACACTATCTTTCTGGGTGCGTTCATCACTAACAGGAACATACATTGTCACTTTTTCAAATGGCGATGTAAACCGCACATATTCCGCAACCTATGTGATTAACGCATCAAACACATGGGAGCAAAAAACAATTACAGTTGCTGGAGATACTACTGGAACATGGGACTCGACAAATGGTAATGGTATACATTTGATTTGGGGTCTTGGAGGAGGGTCAAGTAGACAAGCCCCTTCTGTGAACGCTTGGAATACTGGAGCTGGTGGAGGTGTGTATGCTGTAACAGATGCGTCTGGATGTGTAGATTGGATTGCAACAAACGGAGCAACCTTCTACATCACAGGCGTTCAACTAGAAAAAGGCAGCACAGCCACATCGTTTGACTACCGCCCGTATGGTACTGAGTTGGCTTTGTGTCAGCGGTATTACGGAACTACTGGCCTTTGGTACTGCTGGACAGCCGCTCTTCCGCTGCCTGTTTTTTACAAAGTAACCATGAGAACTACGCCAACTATTGCAGGTGGCGGGGCTGGCTTCGCCACAAGCGCCTCAACACCAGAAGGTGCGATTATTTATCAAAATACTCAAGGCGCTCTAACGCTAACTTTCACAGCGGAGCTTTAAATGTATAAACACCAACCAACGCACCTCGTCTTTGGAGAAGCAAAAGCAGTCACGCGATTGAGCGACAACGCTTGCATCCCCCTCGACCCCGCCAACACAGACTACCAAGCCTATTTGAAATGGCTGGAAGAAGGCAACACGCCTGAGCCAGCAGACGAGGAGCAACAATGAGCGATCATCTAACAACAGAAACAGGAGTAGCTCTGGTAACTAAAGCAGCCCCTCCAGTGACAGTGAGCTTAGCTACTGTGGCTGGTTATCAAGTGAGTGAGCTAGTGTTATGGGCTACGTTAATATACACAGCCCTGATGATTGGTCATAAGATTGTTCAAATCTATAAGGATATTAAAAAGGAAGAGTAATGCCTTTAGCCATTCTTGCTGCCGCTAATGCAGCTGTAAAAGCAATTCAGCAAGGATGTGACTTATATAAGGAATATAAAGGAACAGTCCTAGAAGCTAAGAAAACCTTAGATACTGCCGTAGGTATTGCCAAGGAAGTTTCAGGGGCTTCTAGGGGCTTCTGGAGCTTCCTAAAGGGTAAGCTGTTCGGGGAAGAACCACCAGATGTCATTAAGCAGGAGATTGTACAGGAGAAGAAAGCTTCTAAGAAAGCTGCTCCGATAAGTCAAGATGAGCTGTCAATAACCTTAGACATCATTACTCAGCTAAAGATATTCTTTACCTGCATGACACAGCTTAAACAGAAGCTGGCAGACGCTGAGCTTCATAGTCTTGATGCTAAGAGCGATGCTGAATTGTTAAGCAGCTCAGTGGATATTGAATATGCTATAACTGAAGTAGCTAAGCTTCAGAAGCAAATCCGAGAGACAATGGTGTATCAAATAGGCGGAGACTTAGGAGACCTATACACCAAGGTGGTTAAGAGAGTGGGCATCATTCAAGAACAACAAGAAGCAGCTAGGCTGGTGGCCTTACGTAAAAAGAAGGAAGAGCAATGGCTACGAAACAAACGAGCAGCCAAGCGTCACAGACGTATGGCAATAGCAGCAATAGCAGCACTAGTGGTGGCAGAAACATGGGGACTAATGGCAGCGATAGTGATAGCAAATACATAAGCTTCCTTGTCTTGATGACATTGTTATGGTTTCTCATACTACCATTTGAGTTGTATTTGTATATCAAGGTGAATAAAGCTTTGGTGATTTGCGAGAGGAAGAGTAATGAATGATTTGATGAACTTGCTTAAAGGGGCAGCTCCTGCTCTAGCAACAGCAGTGATGGGCCCTATGGGTGGGAGGGCAGTGAAGGCTATAGCTGATAAGCTTGGTGTTTCTCCTTCTGTTTCAGAGGTGACAAAGGCTTTAGAGGCCAATCCAGACTTAGTTTTAAAGCTTAAAGAGATTGACACACGTGCTTTTGAAGCAGAGACTAAAGCAGTGACAGAGCGTTGGCAAGCAGACATGTCTAGCGACAGTTGGTTGTCTAAGAACATTAGGCCTATGACCTTGATGGCTATTCTTGGAGCATACTTCTTGTTTGCTTCATGCTCTGCCTTTGGTGTTAACGTGAATGAAACATACGTCAAACTTCTTGGCGAGTGGGGTCAGCTGATTATGCTGGCATATTTTGGTGGCAGAACAGCCGAGAAAATTATGGAGAAAAAGAAATGAAAGAACTAATTCAACAATGGATTAACAAACCGCCACTTACAGAACAAGAGATTGAAATTCGTACATGGGCTTTTGTTGTCCGTTCTATCACTTGTATGGTAATGATTATTGCTTTTGGTGTCCTATGGCTCATTGGCTTTGAAGAGCAGACAGGTGACTTGGCTCCTATTGATGCTGTGTTTTTAGAGATTCTTAAAGCCATTGCCTTCATGGGTGTTGGTGCTATGGGTGCTATCTCTGGACGTAAGAGCTCTCCTGCAACTGTTAATAAAGAAGGTGAATAATATGACACAACTATCAGCCAACTTCTCATTAAAAGAATTTACCAAGAGCGACACAGCTGTACGTAAAGGCCTTGATAATACACCCACTCCTGAAGTGGTTGCTTCTTTGCAGAAGCTTGTGGATAACATCATCCAACCTATTCGTACCCATTATGGCAAGTCTGTCACTGTGAACTCAGGCTACCGTGCTCCAGAAGTTAACGCTTCTGTTGGTGGCTCTAAGACTTCTGACCATTGCAAGGGCCAAGCAGCTGACATTGAGATTGCTGGCATTCCTAATGGTGACTTGGCTCAATTCATTGTGGATAACTATTCCTTTACACAGGTCATCTTGGAGTTTTACACCCCCGGCATCCCTGATAGTGGCTGGGTTCATGTCTCCTATGACCCAAGCAACCTGAAGTGTGAAGCTTTGACAGCCACTAAACAAGACGGCAAGACTGTCTACCTCAAAGGATTGCACAAATGAAAGACTCAAGACTAACAAGAGCAGGGGTGTCAGGCTATAACAAACCAAAGGCTACCCCTAGCCACCCAACAAAGAGTCACGTAGTGGTAGCTAAGGCTGGTGATCAGGTTAAGACCATCAGGTTTGGACAGCAAGGGGTGTCAGGAAGTCCTGATGGCTCCAAAAGAAACCAAGCTTTCAAGGATAGACATGCTTCTAATATTGCCAAAGGTAAGATGAGTGCAGCTTATTGGGCCAACAAAACCAAATGGTGACTAAAGGTTCAGACGGTCGTTGGTATAAAGCTTGCCCTAGCTGTGGTGAAAGTCAAAGCTATCTACGTAAGAACTATGCTGAAGAATCTTTAAAAGTTCAAAAAGAATGCAAATCTTGCTCAAACAAGAAGACGAATAACTGCCATAGGGGTTTCTATGAGGACATTCGACTTTCTTGGTTTAACAAGTTTCAATCATCGGCTGAGTTAAGAAACCTATCTTTTACTATTACAGTTGAGTACCTCTGGGAATTGTTTAAAGAACAAGACTACCGTTGTGCTTTAACAGGCTGGCCTATTGGTTGGTCAGAAGTGGGGTCAGTCCACACAGCTTCGATTGACAGGATTGATTCTGATAAAGGCTACGTTGTTGGGAATGTTCAGCTTGTACATAAGGATGTAAACATGGCTAAACAACAGTTTTCTCAGGACTACTTTATAGAAATCTGTGAAGCAGTGACAGATAAAGTTAAGTGGTAAAAAAAAACACTTGACAAAATAAGCAATAGCTGTTATAATAGTACTAACAAGTACATAACAAGAGTAATAGTTATTAACATAATAATGTATAATACATATAAGG